TTATTGTGCCGAAAGCCCTTGTGTATGAAGCTGCCCGCTTCATGGTTGGTAAATCACGAAATGAGGCTTCCTTCGCTACCTTGTGCTCTCAAGTCCGTCATTTCATGACTGGTTATGATATGCCTCCGGACATGGTGCCACGCGCTGCTTTTCTAGCTGCAACCCTTGGGTTCGTGGTTAATTTGGATTTCGAGATGTCTCTTATGACCAACATGGGCAAACATGTCAATAATTTTGCCTCTATGGATCATCTCTTGAAGTTCAAATTCCCTTGGGTGTTACCTGAGTTTACTGCTCCAGCTCTCTCCACTCTCCTCATCATTGCTGCCCTTCGATGGAAGTTACCACGTTTCGCTCAGTCTACGCTCCTTGGGGTTGGTGCCTTTGTTGGCATCGCCCCTTACCTTCCAACATTGCTTCGCTCTGTTGCTAGGTACACCCGTAGATTTGATGAACGTCCTGGTGAACGTTATTCCGAGCCTGCCAACAGGTATCAAAGTGGATCAGCTAGTTTGTTCACCTTTCTGTCACCCCTCTTCTCGCTTTTATTGCGGAGCGCCCGGGGGGTGATTGCCCGTCTCCAAACGTTACGTAGCGTTGATTATGGCTACCTCTTACGTAGTGTTCGTGATGAAGTCATAGGCTTTGTGACTCCAGGGTCTGCATTGGTCCCTCTATCTGGACCAATTTCTTTCCCCTCAACGGAGTGCAAGGCTGACTTGATGCCACTTACCACATGGAGATTGGATGAATATGGGAACACGGACCTTTCCAAAATGCCTCGAGTGTCGTACACGGGTGATAAGTTCTTTAACGTCATCCCAGACATTATGAAGTCAGTAGGTCTTGTTGTCTCTGATGTCATACCGGTTGTTCATTCTAGCTCAGCTAATAATGAGTTACATTCATTGCATAATAGAGTGGCGAATGTACCAATCTCACCAGATCTTGATTTCTTTAGCACCTTTGAGAATTACACCATGATGTACTTTGATGAGCTATTCCCAGACCATTTCCACCACTCACTGTCCTACAACTTTGATGCTTGGAATCGGAGATTCCCACCCACCAAACGATTGGCCCATGT